ACTAATTGTTTGAATGCGTCCAACATATATTTCTCCTCGGGCTTATTTTAGACCTTTGATAATTTGAAGCATTGTTTCCTTCAAATATTTCTGGGCCTTTGGATCTTCTTTTACTTCTTGTGCAACTCGAAACGCTCTATTTCCGCCACGTGCATTCATTAAATGCTCGTAAACAGGTGTAGGATACGCACCAGGTGCACTAGGTTGAGCAACTACGTCTACTGTGATTATCTCAAAATCAGATACATGGCCGTTCATGTCGTTGACATTGCCACTACCACGAGAACTTACACCAAGTTTTACTCCGCTTTCAAGCATAGTACGAACTAAGTTACCCATTGGTGTTGGCAAAATTTTCATCTTACCATAACCGTTTGGACCTTCCATCCACATCTGTGTTATCATATGGGACACACGATCCAAGTTTACTTTTAAATCATCCGGATGATCAACTTCTCCTAATACTGAATACCCATTTTGAAGTTGGTCGTTTAATGCCTTTACCGCACGTTCAATTTCATCTACAGGGTAGACTCGTTGATTTGCGTTACGAATTCCACCTTGGATGGCTATACCTTTTAAATAAAGGTTTTTACCATCCTTATCATCACTCTCGAGTATAACTCCAGCTTGATCAAAACTTAGGTGTTCACGTAGATAGCTTATCTGCATCCAGTTTCTCTAATTAAATCTTTTTCAAGAAAGGTTTGTCAGAACTTACAGAAGTTTGACCAGCTTTGTCGCCTGTACCAGAACCAACTGGACCAGGAGTCTTGCTGTTTTGTGTTACTTTGCTTAGTGTCTTAATCCCTGACTTTGTGCCATCAACGTTATGGATACCTTTAGCAAACTTTTCGCTAGACTCAGGATTGATTCCTTTGTTTACTTTAGCTGGGCTTGTACCAGTGTTGCTTGTACCTTCAACGTCGCCCTGGGCTAAGTTTTTAGCATTAGCACCGCTTGTTGGCTTACCTGAACCAGAACTGATTGGACTCTTACCTTCTGTAGGAGCTGGCATAGATTCGCCTGTATTAGCACCTAGATATTGACCTTGAGTCTTTTGACTGTTTTTATCCCAGTCATTTCCAACTTTCTCAACATACTCACGTGTCATACGACGGCTTTCCATTGTGCCCATCATTTCCATATCATCTTCTTCACCGTCTTCTTCGTCGCCGAATTCGCTATCCATTCCCATGTCAGCTTCTTCGCCACCTTGTGCGGCTTCTAATTCTGCAAAGGCTGCTTCTAATTCTTCGATAGCATTTTTAATGTCCATCATAGCTTCATCTTCGCTGGCTTCTTCGCCTTCTTCACTATCTGCATCCATACCAATTTCTGCTCCGAGGTCGTCAGTAGCATCACCTTCTTCGCCACCGCCAAAACCATCATCAGCGTCCATCATATAGGAATCTTCTAAGTCTTCTTCAGACTCATCCATTTCTTCTTCTTTAGACTCGTCTACTTCTTCATCGGACTCGTCCATTTCTTCATCGGCGGCTTCGTCCATTTCTTCATCTTCTTCAGCGATTAGGTTTTCATAAATTGATCTTGATTTTTCTACTACAATCTCGTGGAAAAGCTCATTTGCTTTGTCCATTTCTTCGTTAACTAGGTAGTCTAGTAATTGTTCAAACTTTGTTGACATGTAAAATTCTCCTTAATTGGTAGCGGCAAGGCTGTATTATATTTACATATATAAAAGATTTGTTATACGAAACAGGCCAAAAATGAGCCTTTTTTGAATATTAGTTTAAAAAATTTAATATTTTTTTGAACTTTTTGTTAAAAATATTAGATTTTTAATCTAATCATTATACAGGCGGAGCGCCTTCTTCAGGAGGAGTAGCGTACATAGTTCGAATTAACCCTAGTTCCTCCATTTGTTCTTTTTTTCTAGCATCTCCAGCTTTGCGTAGGCTGTTTAACATTTCTAATGTTAATCGAGTCTTACGTAAATCTTTTTGTCGTAGAACGCTAGTATCGTGGCCGCTGATATAGCGGTTGTTATCGATCGGATCTGGATGAGTGTGATCAAAACTAAGGAATTCTCTTAATAACATAATTGAGTATTTACCAATTATGCTGGTGGAGGAGTCGGTGATGCTGTGCCTGGTTCTGACATACTACCAGGCAATCCGCCAGCTTCGTCACCAGGTTCTGTAGGTAGTGGTGCCGATGTATCACTTAGACCGCTTATATCACCGCCCATGCTATTGGCTGTTATACCTACTCCACGTAATTCAGCACTAGCTGATAGTTTATTATCAACATCAATGTTTTCTTCTTTCCATAGTTTTTCGTTTTCTGCTATTTCTTCGCTAGTTAGTCCTAGGAAACGTTTAAGAGCAAATCGTTTACTCATCATTGGGATACCGATCATAGTACCAAATGTGTTTACACGGGCTGTATCCATTTCTGCTTGACGATAAGCGGCAAAGTTCTGTGGTGGATTGAATTTAAGATCAAATATATTACTATCTATATTGATGCCTTTGGCATGTAAGTATAGTTTAAACTCTTCGTCAAAGGGTCGATTTATAAGACTTTGAAGTCTTTCGCAGTATTTGTTGAATCGTAGTTCTTGTATGTATGCTGTTCCCACTCGACCATCGTTGAAATTGCTACCTCCATCATCTGAACCAGTAGGTAGGTAACTACTAGGAATACGCAAAGCCCTAAACAACTTATTAGTAAAGTACTTAAGATCATCAATTTCTCCTAAATTCTGTCCACCTTGCAAAATTTCTACTTTACTTCCACGTCCTTCTGCTGTTTGTGGAAAGAAATAGTCTTCGTTTATACTTAAAGGGTTATAACTAGCATCAACAACACTTTGGCTTCCACCTGTTACGCTAGGAATACGGCGCTGATTTACTTCGTTTTTAACACGTTCTACAAAACTCATAGCTAAATGGCTGGGCATATTACCTGTATCAATGTAAAAAACTCTGCGTTCTGGAGCACGTTGTACACGATAGATAATGATGCTATCTTCTAACAATTCTTTTTGTTTGAATACTTTAAAGATACTTTCCATTAAGCTGTTGCCAAACGGAAAATTGTTGTCTAATCCTTCACTCATACTGATATGAATAACATGTCGTGCATCTATAGCATACTGATTTTGATTTTGTGAGAATCGACTTGAATTAGCTGTAGTAGGAAATGCACCTACCATACCTCTTGCTCCGCCTGCTCCGCCTTGTCCTGTTCCATAACTACCGCCAAATTGACTTCCACCCCCTTGCATATTGCTAGGATTGATAGCTGTTGTAGCAAGTGTTTCTAAATTAGGATTGAAATCTCTAATATGATATTGTTCGGGCGTTTTTCCTTCTGATTCATTTACAATAATCTTGTCTACTTTAGCTGGATCTATATACATCCAACTCTGTGTTTCCGGATCACGTACAAAGAATACATCGCCGTATTTGAATGCGTTTCGTACTATCTTGAATATGCGAATATCAAATTTATTTTGTTTAGTCCACTGTTGTAGATACTTTTTAATAATAGTAATTTCTGTGTTAGTAGCTTGTTCTTTAAAGAACACCTGGAACGGAGTACCGTTTTCCATATTGCTTTGAGTACAAAACTCGGCAAGAATATCTAGTGCGGCATTAACCTCACTGTCGCTGTCCATAGTGTCGTATTGACCGTACCTCTCTAAACGATTCGGGTGGCCAGCATAAACATCTGGTAGATAGCTACTATAGTTAGTACGGCTAGCATGAGCACTATTGCCCATACTTCCGCTGATTGGACTCATTTTTCCGTCAACTGATACGGGAGTAAAATACTTTTTCCAGGACATGATTTATTATGCTCTTTTTAAATAACCAGAATTTGAAACTTCTTTGGCGGTTTTTTCTGTATTAGCCGCGGTATCTTTTATGTATTTGAGTATGTCTCTCATAGTGTTATTTAACGCAGTTAAGTCGGAACCTGATTTTTCTGTATTTGTAGAATTTCCGCTAATAACTGAAGTTATGCGTTCAGCGGCACTAGTAAAGACTTTGGCTCCAGCATCAGCAATTTGTTCAGCGGCTGTGGGACCTTTCATTAACTCTTTTACTTTGGCTGCTTTAGCTATGTCTATGGTGTTTACGGCTTTACCATAAGATACCATAGCGTTAGATAATCCTTCAAGACCTGTAGAAAATCCGGTGAGTTTTGACGAATCAAAATCTTTTAAACTACTAGTTATTTCTTTAACTACACCAGTTATACCGCCTGTGCCACCACCGGTGAAGAATGTTAATACCCTGTCAAATGCTCCGCCAATAGCACCGGCCGTTAACCCCACACCTAATCCTGCCATGGCTAATCCTAGTGCGCCGATTCCTAGAGAAACTTTTAATAAGTTTCCGCCGTCAATCTCATTAAATGACTTAAATCCGTTAGCTAGCGTAGGCAATGCCGCTCCTATCATTAACATTGTTACAGCAACACCAGCGCCTAGGAAGACAATAACTCCTGCTAGTACAGCGGCTCCTGCCAATACTGGCCCTGCGGCTGCCCCCATAGCAGATAAACCAGTTGTTAGTCCTGTTAACACCCCACCTATCCCCGGACCTGCTTTTCCTACATTACCTAATATTTCTCCAGCAACACCTGATTTGCCAACGCTACCTGCTCCACCTCCGCCACCAAACAGACTTTGAACCATGCCAACACCTGATCTAACTACCATGGCGGCTTTTAAAGTACCAAACAAAACAACTAACCCTCCTAGAGTATAGGAAAGAGCTTGGCCATGCCCTTCGAGCATAGTTGATACCCATTTCAAGGCTCCAGAAAGTCCTGTTATAACATCAGTGATTAATGGCAAGTTAGCTTCGACAAATTCATTAATTGTTTTAGTTAGTGCATCTCGGGCTTTTTGTAATTCTTGTTGGCGTTTAGCTTCTGCTGTTGATTCTGTAAGTGTCTTTTCAGCCGCTTTCATTTTCGTCATTAATTCTGCATCGGTAAACTTACCTGCAGAATTAGCAGTAATACCTAACTGCTGTAGTGCATCGGCTAGCGGACCGCCTTGTCGAATTATTGCATAAAGACCTTCTTTGCCATATTTTGCCATATCGCGTTGGGCCGCTCTCATTCCCTTTAGCATATTGTCCGTAGAGTCTAACGATTTTTTACTTTTGTCGTTGACTTGATTCACTATACCGTATATCACCTCTGCCGACTCGCTAGCTGTAGCTATAAAAATTTGCCCAGCTTTATCGGGTGCAACACCCATAATCTTAGACTGGAAAGCATCAACTGCGCCTTTACCTCCCAAGGCCATAGCTTGTGCCATTCCTGCATTAGCTTTCTTTTTTTCATCTTCATCCAGAGTGGCTAAATGTGCCATCCACGCGGCATTTTTACTAGCTTCGTCTAGGGCATCCTGTTGTTGCTGTCTAGTTTTACCAGTAATTTCTGAGAGTCCTTGGAGGGTCATTAGATATTCTGCAGAAGCTTCTAATATCTGCCTAGAGTTTTGCATTTCTGCTTTAGTACGGCCGCCGCTCATATTGATATACCGTGCCATGCCATCGTTAACTTCTTCGGTAGTAAACCCTAAAGCCTTTAGCTGAATTCCCAAAGGATCATTTCTCATTTTTTCAGAAAGATTTACAAACGATTTAAATCCTTCATCGGCACCGCCACCCATACGAGCCAATGCTTCTGAATTTTTAATAGCAAATGAGGCCATCTGATCCATGGTTAGCCCCATACGGCTAGACGACAATCTAACGTCTGTTAGGGAACCTCCTAGATTTATACCAGCAGTAGACAGTTTTTGATAAGCCAGCATGTTGGCTTCTTGATAGCGCAACATAGAGCTTAGGGCATTAGCTACTGTACCTATGCCTAATGGCAGACTCTTAAATGCACCTATTAGATCACTACCGGCTGCCGCACCTTCAGACAGTTTGCCTAATGCTTGAGAGACATCATTAAACAAGGGTTGTAGTTTAGCTAGCCCAATTTCAAATAGTATTAAAGATGCTTTAGCTTTAGAAAGATGTATAGCTTGTAGCTGTACCTGCTCGTTGGCTTTTTCCCAAGCCTCGGTGTCGAATATACCACCATCTACACCAAGTTTTTTTAGTTGATCTAGAGTCTGCTTGTTAGCAGACATAGAACTCTGTAGCAAAAGTTTTAAGGTGGCTTCAGTAGCCGCATTATTCAGCTGTATATCTTGGGTACCGTTCTGCCCATTAATTTGCCCGTAAACTTCGGCCATTGTTTTTCCCTGGTTAACTACGTAGATAAATAATCATACTTGAGACTGTTCTCAACTTATTTATCGAGGATAAAACAATGGATCAAAATCGACCAAACCCGCTAGCGTCATTTATGCGTCAGCCTAAAATTTATATTAAGCTACCAAGCAATGGCGAATATTGGGCCCCTGGTAGTATTGATATTAGCTCCACTGGAGAATATCCAGTCTATTCTATGACAGCACGAGACGAACTAATGTTAAAAGTCCCTGATGCACTAATGAACGGGCAAGCAGTTGTAGATGTTATACAGAACTGTATTCCTAATATTAAAGATGCTTGGTCAACCCCTAATATTGATATAGATCTAATATTGATTGCTATACGATTGGCTACTTACGGTGAAATGATGGTTACTCCGTTAAAACTAACTGAAGATTTAGAATTTGATTATCAAATTGACTTACGTACAGTAATGGATACATTGTTAAATCAGATTTCGTGGGATCCTATAGTACCTATCAATAATGATATAACAGTTTATGTAAAACCGTTAACCTATCAAAATGTGTCTTCTGTGGCTTTACAAACTTTTGAAACACAAAAGATTATGGATATAGTTAATAATAAAGATATATCCGACGAAGAAAAAGTTAAAATATTTGGAGAAAGTTTTAAAAAGTTAACTGAAAGTACTGTAGCATCTATAGGAGACAGTATTAGTAAGATCGATAGTAGCCAGGGCAGTACAGACGACCCGGCACATATTAATGAGTTTATTGCTAATATTGATAAGAGTGTGTTTAAACAGATTCAAACACATTTAGAACAACTACAAGCTCAAAACAGTCTTAAACCTATACAGATTACTGTAACTGACGATTTAAGAGCAAAGGGGTTTACAGGAGATACTATTGAGATTCCATTAACTTTTAATCCTTCAACTTTTTTCGTCTAAGGCTTTTGTATCTTAATCACCAGCAGATTGATGATTTAGTTAAAACATACGAAAACGATACAAAAGCCCTTAAAGAAGATCTATTAAGAATTTGCTGGTATATGCGCGGCGGAGTAACTTACTCAGAAGCTTTGAATTTAAGCTCGGAAGAAAGAGAATTAATCGGTAAGATTATCAACAGTAATTTAGAAGTAACTAAAGAAACGCAAATGCCGTTCTTTTAAAGACTGCGTCCTAAAAAACGACTATACCCTTCAGCTGTAGGTGTTGTATTAGGCATTGTTGTAACTTCAGTATCGGCTTGCGCCAATAATAATTTAAAGTTTTTTCTTGAAACTTCATCTAATGTTTTATACCAACCTATAACAGCTTCAGGAGTTATATTAGCATTTCTAGATTGCCTTCCTCCTGGATTACCCATACCCCCTGAACTTCCTCGCATTGCAGGATTAGAAACTCCTGCACTACCTGCGATGCTTGAAGTAGATGTTCTTACAGTTGGTGATAACCCGTTACCCCCTATACGTAAATTTTCTTGAGTAGCGGCTAATATGGCACGCCATACTGTTTTAGCATCTAATCCTATGTTGTCTCCTCTAGCTTCTGCAACTGGAGGTTTACCTCTAGCAGGATTTGGTTTAAGAACGGAGGGAGGTACTGTAGCTGCCGGAGTAGGAGTAGTCGGAACATTAGGAGGAGACAACGTGGGCTCTACCATTGGGACATTACCTTGTGCTGGAGTTTGAGGTTGCGCTCTCACAGGTACTGCGGCATTTAATACTGCTTTGGCTTTTGTAATAGGGTATTGTTTTTTAGTAAGGTAGTCAATTAAAGCATTGCCAGATGGAGCTTGACCTGTTTTTCCTACTTGATTAAAGAAATCCTTATATAATGTAGTGGCCTGAGCCTTGGTTTGATCTGCTCCTTGACTTTGAGCATATCCTGATTGATATCCTTTTACAGGAGAACCTTTCATTAATCCTTTGGCGGCACCAACTAGCCCTCCTAGGACTCCCTCGTCAGTAACTTCATCTTCTAATATAATATCATTTAATCGCATATCGGTATTCCTTATATTAGCTTTATTTATAATAATGAGCTAAAGCTCATTTGCTTTGTCGCTCTCGCTCAAAGCATTTATTTCATCGTAGATGATATTGCATTATCCAGATTCTTCAGTCACACTTCGCCCGCACAGGGCAAAATGTAAACATTATCCGAGTTCGAACATGTCACACAGCGTTAGAGCATTACA